AGTCGTTTTGACGGGCCTCTAAAAGTTTTCCCTGGTAAGCTTCCTCACCTCGAGCTTGTTTTTGCGCATGCAAAAATTGTGCGTCTGCCATAGCCATCTTGGACTCTTGGCGTTTTTTGTAAATGTGACTGCCAGCATTTAAGGCAAGTTTAATTGCGCTGAACCACATATTAGAACCACCTAACTTTAGCTGGTCTTGCTTTTGCTACTTTAGCAGAATTTTCATCTCCCTTAGCAATATAGTTTTTTACTACTCTGCTAGTTGCAGATCTAGGATCAACTATCTTTTTTTGCTCGGGAATTTTAACTTCTGTAGCTTTTTTATAATTCCATGCCATAATGTCCTCCTTTTATATTATTTTTGCCAATTTGGGAAATCCTTTTATTAAACCACCCTTATAAGCATGTTTTCGTTTTTCAATACCTGTTATAACACCTTTATTTGCAGAAGCATAAAAAACATTCTCTCCTTTTTCAGAACCATACTGTTTTTTCATATTTCCAAGTATTTTTTTACCTTTATCTGTTAGAGGCACCGTTGCCTCCTTTAGGTTTCATTCTAGCAAGCCTTAATCTGTTCTCATTTGCCATTTCTTGCTTCTCTAATGATGTATCAGCACGTAATTCTGCTAATTCTTCATCCTGTTCAAGCTTATCTTCATGAATATCTTGGCCTTGAACTAACTTAGCCTGATCAATTTCAGTTCTTTTCTTCATTTCTTGTTGCTTACGTTCATTTTCCATAGCTCTTAAATCAACTTCTCTAGATTTAAGTTTAAGTAATGGATCATGATCAAATTGAGATGTAATTTTCTTCTCTTCCTTCATAAAATCTTCAGTCATTTCTGCAATCAACACTGCTTTTCGTGCTTCTATCTGTTGAGTGATTTGTTGTACCTGTTGTTGTACCTGCGGATTAACTGCAGCTTGTTGTTGTAGCACTTGTAACTGTTGAATCTGTTCTCTGAACTCTAATTGTACCTGTTCCTGAGCCATTAAGCTGATATGCTCTAAAATATTTTTCTGTAGGGCAGCCATAACCGTTGGATTGTTTCTAACCATGTTAGTTGACATGAAATTCAAGTGCGCAGTAACGTGCGCTCTATGATCCTGACCAGGAAACGCCTGAAAAGGTTTACCAGCTAAAGAATCAATATGTTCTAAAGACGGATCTTTAGGTGCGTTCGGTGCTGGTGGTGGTAAAATTCTATCAATATCTTTTATACCCAATGCTTCATACATTTTTCTAAATGCCATGTATAAATTATGCATTTGTGGATTAGACATTGCAAGTTGCAATCCAGTTTGTGCCAATGTCAATCTTTGCGACATTGAAAAAATGTTTGGATCAGCAATTGGTAGGATATCTACCTTATCATCAAAATCGGCAACTTTAATATTTCTTTGTCCACCTACAACATCGTATGGATATTCGGGTGGTAGATACTGTGCAAATACTTTTGCAAGTAGTTTAAATTCTTTTCTTAGGGCTGAATATACTCTTTTATGGATTGCTGACATTACCCTTGAACCACGTTCTAAAAGGGCGACAGTCGTACCAACAGCGGCCTGCTGGTTCCCGTCCCCGACCTGCATGTCAGCAATGGACGCGAATCTCTGTCCTGCTGTAACTACAATTCCCATCAACTGCAATAATGTCTGTGATGGTTCCTTGTATGGTAAGAATACAAATGCATCTCTTAGATTACCACCTGGTGTGTCAACATCTTTAAATTCTCCAGGTTGTATCGGTGAAGCGTCATCTTTAACCCTGACACCTCGTTGCTTAAATCCTGCTGGTAAATTCGATAAAGTACCTGCGTCTAATAATTGACGGAGAGCAGACGTTGCCGTTCTACTCAATCCGCCAATCATATGAATGAGTCCAAAGCCGTAAAATCCTAGTCCTGGCAGAAACTTGAAGTGGACGAAATATTGGATTTTATTTCTTAATGGATCATTGGGCGCATAGTTTCGTCTGATAGACAAAACTTTCATACTACCTTCTTCGATTGTTACGACGTAAGGTAATTTTATTCCAGTTGGCTGTCCGTCTTGGCCAACATCTTCGAAACCTTCTAAATCAAGATTTGTATGGCACTCTAATAACGTGTACATACTTTCAACTCTAGTTGTTTTAGTAGTTCCTTCTAATTCTCTTTTTTTATCTTCTACCTTATCAGCATTCACGTCTGATACAGGTTTTGTCAATTCGATATCGGTATAGAAACCGTTTACTTGCTGTTTTCTTAAATCATTTTCTGAAATTTTTATAACATGGACCACCGCTTCCGCATCGTCTAATGAGGTAGCCGTATACGGAACTACGAGGTCATCTGCAGGAACGAACTTTGAAACAGCTCGTCCTAATAAATCATCATAGTATACTTTTTTAAAAGTAGAACCACTTAGTGGTAGATGAAATAACATTTGATCAAATTCAGGTTCATATTCCTTCATCTGATCCATGAGTTGATAATTCATGAAATCTTTAACTCTTTGTGACTGAGCTTCTTTTGCAGGATTGGACAATCCTAAAATCTGTGTTCTAACGGGACCATCTGCAGGAAGTAATTCTTTATAAGCTAATGCCTGAAACTGTGTAACAGCTTCAGCGAGCACTGGGTGTGTTGCACCAGATGCTCCTTGAAATGGTTCTGATCTATTATCATACTTGAATCCTAAAAGATCCAGACCTTTAACGTAGGACTGTTCCCAGTCCTTTCTGGACATTTTATAATCTGTATAATTTCCTCGAAGCTGAATTCCAATTGGGTCTAAAACTGTTTCTGGAAGTATATCGGCTAGGTTATCAAAGTGCGTGTTTGACTGTGCCTGGTTCACGGCACTTGGTTCAAAATTAACCGTTGCACCACCTTCTTCATCAGGTGTTACTTCTACTGGTTGTCGTTGCTCCGTAATGTCGACATCGGTTGGTGCCTGCGCCGGTGGTATTGCAACTTCGTGTCGAATGTTAGGGAGTGATTTATCTATGTCTGCCATTTATACTCCTAATAATCTTTATCATTAATATATAGTGAACGCAAGCCTTGAGACATGGGTCCTCCAGTTGGTGGTAATGCATTTGGTTTACGGATTCCTGCTATACCACCACCCATATAACCTGCCCTGCCACCTTTATTGTAAAAGATCGGTTGTAAATAAGGGTGTTGTGAATAATAATCTTCATAATGTCTTGCTCTCAAGTCTTCAGGGCCTCTTAAATATCCTAAACCTCTTGCATTTACATTATACAAGTATCTTTCTTTTGCATCCATTTTTTTAAGCATATCTTCTTCTTTTGCTGTCTTGCCAATCGGCGTTCCAAAAGGACCTCTTCCAAACCAAGATTTAGTTTTACTCCATACTGGTCCCGACCATGCATCTCCCTGTAAATATTTTGTAGGAAGAGATTTATTAATCTCAGACACCATTTGTTTTTGTGTTCTTTCTTTTAATTTTTTAAATGGCGCCCATATTTGTTCGTCCGAAGGTGTAGATGTTCCTTCCGATTTTTTTACTAAATCAAAATACTTTTTAAATAATTCTTCTCCTTCAGCTTGTTTTTCTCTTAATCCTTTTAAATGTTTCTTAGATCTTGCTTCTAAAACATTTCGTTCGCTTTGTTGTTGTTCTGTTAAATCACGATGAGGACTAATCTGAGCTATAGGCATATCTGGGTTATCTCCGCTTAGATTATAGTCACTTATAGCAAGAGCCATTTCACTTTCCCCTTGTTTATTTATATTGTGACCAAGTTGCATAGCCAGAAACATTTTTTTCTGGTCATCGGTCATAGTTTCCATTTCTTCAAAGGTAAATGGCGTATCTACTCCATGTTTCTTTATATGTGCAAGTTCTTCTGGTATCCACTCAAGGTCTGATTTTGCTTTAGGATATTCATAGCCAATTAAACTCATTTGATCTCTTCTAGTTTTTCCAGGAATAAACCATAAGCCTGCATTAATCGAACTAGCCATAGATTTTCCCTTTCCTCTTTCATTCAAGTAAGTAAGATAAGAATACCACGCTTCACCACCACCTAAAGTTAGAGGACTAGCCCAATATC